GTTCGCCCGCGTCCACCCGACCTGCGTCATCCCCTGCACCGCGTCCCCGTGCTCATCCCGCCACCGCAAGACCCTCCTGGCGTTGTTCCTCGCGGACTCGGGAGGGTCGTAGGATTCGGCCTCCTGCACGCTCGCGGGCTGCATGTTGGCCTGCTCGGCGTCGTAGTCGAGCCCCGCTTGTTTGGCTGCCGTTCTCTTCGACAGGATGCCCGACTGAATCTGCATCGCCTGCACCGTCGCCAGTTCCTGCGGGTTGCGACTGGCTACGCTGGGCTTCTCGACCGCGATCTCGACCATTGACTCGATCTCGGCCCACGGCACCTGGGGGAGCCTGCCCTGCTCCCACGCGAACCGCAGCACCTTGTACAACATCGCTTGAAACGTCCGCGCGTAGAACGCCTGATCGGCTTCCCGGGCCTTCACGAACGGGCTTTCGGCTACCAGCGTGCTGGCGTAGTTCGCATTCGACGCATCCCCCGAGACCATGTATTCCGGCATTGCCCAGCGCGTGCCGACAATCCGCAGAACGTACTGCGAGACTTCGAGAAAGCCCGAGTTCCGCTCTGCACCCATTGGGCCGGGCTTGTACTGCAATCCGGGACTCGGCTTCAAGATCGTCCCCGGGTTGTACCGCTGGACTCGCTGCGGCTTCTGTCCCCCGCCGACGACATGCCGACCGTACTGGGCCACCGCATCGCTCGCCCCGAGGGATTGAATGCTCGCCTGCGTCGTGCCTGCTGGGGCCTCCAGAATCCACGCGATCGCGGATTGCAGGGCAGCACCCTCGGCCATGTTTCGCCGCAGCTTGGCCTCTCTGGCGATCTCCTCGACGATGAGGAACGCATCCGAGACCCCGCGCTTGGCATTCGCCACCGCATTCCGCCGGACATGCAGCATCCGCCGAGCCGGAATGTAGTCCCAATCGAGCCCCCCATCGTCCCGCGACAGATGGTAGCCCATCACCTGCGACGGTCGGGTCTCGGGAGTTCGCACACCGAATGACCACGACGTCGGGCCGTCGTAATCCGCCAGCCACTCCTCCAACTGTCGCACGTTCCCCGGCTCGCGGATCTGGTCTGGCTCAAGGAAGCACAGCGTGGGCCTGCCCTCGGGCGATGCCTCGATGTACGCGAAGCACTCCCCGTCTTCCCGGCTGCGGTGGTGAATCTCGCGATCGATCACGCCGACGAAGTCCACGTCATCAAGGAACCGGTCAACGATCCGCTGGCACTGCTCGGCAAGTTGTTGGTTGTCACACTGCACCGTGAAGTCAAACCCCGGACCGAACGTGTATTCCGCGAGCCGGTCGAGTGCCGCCGTCAGCACCGGAGTCAAGAGTGCCAGGTTGCGGGCTGCCCCACGAATGTAGGCCAGGTCGATCTCGGTGTCGTAGTACGGCTTGTATCGCCCGTCTGCCCGATCGGTCGCACTCGTGAACGGGTTGACCGCGGTCGGATACCCGAATGTCGGGTCGTCGTACAGATAGCCCCGCCGGTCGATGGTCTCGGGGACGAAGGCTTCAAGGAGATTTCTAATCGCGTCGCTCATTCTTCGATTCCCTCAGAGTCTTCCGACGTTCGCCGCACCGCTGACACTCGCGATACTCAACGATCCCCGACCGCCCCGCGTGGCTCGTCCGAATCCGCATCGGCTCACCACAACTGCACATTCTCACCACCTGACGATACCGCCCAATGTCGCTCACGTGAAGACCTCCTCTGCGTCCTGATCCACGCCCACGGCCAGCCCGTTGAGCCCACGAACCGCCATCTCCAGAGCATCCGGCCCGTCGTCGTGTTGCCCGCGAGGGAACTCGCCCAACTGATCGAGCAGCAGCCGCGTACCCGGTGCGTCCCGGAATCGGAACATGTCCGACCCCAGCAACGGACCGAGGGCCGAGACCCGCAGGATCTTGTTGCCGGTGTTGATGAGCGTCTGTAGCGACATGGCCAGCCCTGCCGAGAGTGCAGCGACATGGAACGATTCTGCAAGCACCCGTTGAAAGCCGTTCCCTTCGAGTACCATCAAGTTCGCCCCGTGCCTCGCGTACATCGCCACCGCGTCCGCTGCGATCTCCTGCTCGGGCCGTCGCCTGATGTCGGCATCCACCCACAGTTTCCCGCCGCTCCTCCCGATGAAAACGATGGCCGAGAAGTCCCCCTTGCGGTCATCCGCCCCGAGGCTGGGGTCCACCGCCACAACGCCGACCTCGAACTGCTCGGGCCAGCGGGCTGCCACGACCTTATCCCCGAGATACTGCCCCCACTTGCTTTGGCCCCACTTCCCGGGCCGTTGTTGGAACATCGCCCTCCACCAGTAGTCCGACCGCTCCCGCCGCATCTGCTCCAGCTTGGCCACCGGGTAACGCTCGGGCCACAGTGCCTCCCCCGGCTGTCTTCCGATGATGTCGCCACCCTCGGCCAATGCAGGCAGTGTCAGCCGTCTGATCTGCGCGCCGCTCTTGATCAATCGGCCAAAAATATCGTCCTCGTGCCATCGGGTCATAATGCCAATGACCTTGCCTCCCAGCTCAAGTCGCGTGCTCGCCGTTGATTGCCACCAATCCCAGTTGTTCTCTCTGGTCGTGGCAGACAACGCTTCCTCCGCGTTCTTCACTGGGTCATCGATGATCAACAGGTGGGCCCCCCGCCCTGTCATCGGCCCGCCCACGCCTGCCGTGCTCATGCCCCCGCCTGCAGTTGTGCTCCAGTCGTCTGCCGCCGAGTTGTCTTCCGACAGTCGCCGACCAAACACCGGGCAGGCAACATCCGCGAACACCTGGCGAGCCTTCCGTCCCCATGAACGGGCAAAGGTCGCCTCATACGCTGCCAGCATCACCCGCCGATCTGGCCAGACGCCGAGGTACCATGCCGGGAGGAACTTGCTGACCAACTCCGACTTGCCATGCCGGGGGGGAGCCTCAATCAACAGGATCGGTTCGCTTCGCCCCGTGATGGTGTCACAGATGGCCTGGCTAATTGCTTGGACGTGGCGTGGAATCTGGAACTTGCCCTGAGTGGCCAGCCGGGCGAACAGCGTGGGAGTCGCTACGTCCCTCCAAGTAGGCGAGGAATTCGGGCTCATGCAACGCCGCCTCCACTGACTGACCGACCGACACCGAGACGCCCACGTTGACCGTGCTGGAGGGTGGCCCCTGCTCCCGCTTGATGTTCAGCCCATCAATCGCAGCCAACGCCCGGGCTGCTGAGATCGCCACGGCATCGTCTTGGTTCCGCTCTACGACGCTTTCCAGCCGCTCCACGACCAGCCGTCGCGTAGCCTTTCGCACTGGCCACCGTCGCCGGGCTGCCATCTCGACGAGGCGAGCATCGGACCGCATGCAGTCGGGGTCGCTCAAGAGCCCCCCCCCTCCCCCTGAGATCGGGGATTGCTGCCCTTCGCCCACTCCGCCAGCGTCCACCGGCTTCTTCGTCGGCTTGGGGCCACCCGGAGCGATCACTAGCTGCTCCTCACCTGCAAAGTCGCCACGAAAATCCGCGTGTTACTCGCCGACGTCGTGCCGCTCACCGTCAGCGTGTAGTCAGTGTCAGCAGTCCCCCCGCTGATCCTGACTTTCGCCCCCTCGTTCGCCGCCACCGTGAGCCCCGTGAAGTCATCGGTGAATGCCGACGCCTGCACGCTGGGCGAGCCGATTGTCAGCCCCGAGGGTGACGCCGACACGCTCACCGATGACAGCGTCTCTCCCGATGCCAACAACTTGCCGAAGTCGAGCCCGTACAGGACCGACTCCGATGGGTGCTTCACAAGTGGCCGCTCTGCCGCAACGCTCAGTCCTGCCATGCTATCTCCTCGGCCTCATTGTCTCCGCCCTCGGCGATCCCCGCAAGACGTCTTCCCGCTGCTGTCCGCGTGCCACGTCTGGCCTGCCCACCCCTCGCCAGGTCGGTGCCGGGGTGCCGGTCTCGACCACATCGCCCTCGGTCCCATAGCCCAGCGTCACCAGCAGCGACGCCGAGCCCCACGGCCCGAGACCCAGCGTCAGGACCGAGGAGGGAGAGCCGATCATGTCGTCTCCGTGATGCTTGTGGGTGTGGTCGCAGAATCGAGGGTGAACGTCTTCGCCGTCGTTCCATCGATCTTGTTCAACGTCTTCGTCGTGCCTT